AACGGTCACCCTCGAGAGTGGCGGGCAAAAGTGGCGAGTTTCATACAGCTACTTGCACTGGGTTCTGGACAGCGATTCGTTATAGGTCAAGGACAACTGCGGTGGGGCGGCTGAACGCTTACGATGAAGCCCGCCCGAGCGGGCTTTTTTGTGGGCGCGCGAAAAATATCAACTTATGGTTGTTGACAAGTATCAACCGCTAGTTGATATTGTGCGCAACGGCCACGAACACCCGGCCAGCCGAAAGGCCCGCTCTTTACACAACCTGCGCCATGCACGACTACCCCGCCACTCGATGGCGGCATAGGTCACTCCCGGCTCCATCGGTGGGAGATCAGTAAACCGATGAAATAGACCGCATTTGCCTCTACTGGCGACCGGCGAGCAGACAGGCGCGAAAGCCTGCCCACATGGGAGTACCCCATGGCTGCCGAGGTGTTGACCGAACCGAGAGAGAGACCCAGCACGCAATGCGCCCCGCCCCTCCCAGGCGGTCAGGTTGAGGGACGATTTACCGAACACGCCCACCCATCCGGGCAGCACCGTAACCGGTGCCACAATGACGCGAGCCAGGCGCGTGGATGGGACCGGCCCGATCACCTGCAATGCGTTGGGAGTTCCCGGCGGGCAGGCTGCATCGGAGAGCAAGCTGATGGCTCGCGGCGCTTCGGATGAGAGCCGTAGCGTAAAGACATCATGCCGCCGCAAAAGACCGGATCGATCAGCTCCGGCCAGCGTGCTCCCCGATGCAGACGCATCACCAAAGCAACTCAATCATTCAAGGCCCAGCACAACGCCTTAATCGCGTGAGCGCCTGGTGCCGAGCCAGTTTCTTTTTTTTGAAGTAGATCGGCACTGCAACAGCCAAGACGCCAACCATAGCGCGCGCCATTGCGTAACCGCCGCCAACTGAGAATGAAATCACCATGCCTACCAAGACGACCACCAACAACGGGGAAAACAGAAGGATTGAGGCCACGATCAGGCGATCCCTGCGGATATTCATAACCGCAGCTCTGGTTATCACCCTTGTGATTCCGGTCTTCGAGAGCGCTTTAACGCTCACGTCCACAGGCCAGCTCGTAGCCCGGTCGATAGACCTGATTGCCCTTCTCACAATGTTGATCACCTTCATTCGGGCCTACCTTCTCGACCGAGAGTTACGTCGCCGAGCGTAACGCATCACTCACCCGCAGCACCTTTGCCCCGGTTCGCCGGGGCTTTTTTTCGTCTGCCACGAGGACACCACCATGCACGCAATCAGCAATGCCGGCGCGCTTGAAGCTGCCCACTACCGGCAAATAGACCGTGACGACCGCCAAGCCAGGCAGGCCGAGCGGATCGCCGACCGAGCCGATGAGGTGATCGGCACATTTGACGCAAAGGACGCCGCAGATGCGCTGGACGCCAGCGCGGCCCGCAGCGACCGCATGCATGACCGACTGTGCGAGGCCCTAAGCGGGCTTGTTCAGATCAGCGATGGAACCAACCGACCCGCTGTGCGCGCCGTGATCGACGCCTGGCAGGACGTTGCAACGAGTTACGCCATGGACCTGGCCAGAAAGGAGCTTGCCCGATGAAACCGAAACAACAGCGGCCATTCGAGATTGCCGCTCGAACACTGGCAGGAGCGAAGGCACTGGCTGCGCGCTACGGCTGCGGCGAGCCGGACTTCATCCACTACTGCGGAAATCTGTGCGTGCTGCGCTATGAGCAAGCCCAGGCAAACCAGTTGGCGTCATCTTTTTTTCATTCTTGTAACAGTTGTCGGCCCACGCATGGGCTGACCGGAGAACCAGCATGACCGATCTAGCCATCACCACCCCGTCATTCAGCCTAGCCCCAAAGTCGCTGGATGAAGCCCTCAAGTTTGCCGACGTGCTGGCCAAATCCAGCATCGTGCCGAAGGACTTCAACGGCAATCCCGGAAACATCCTGGTTGCTATCCAGTGGGGCATGGAGTTGGGCCTACAGCCCATGCAGGCCATGCAGAACATTGCCGTTATCAATGGCCGCCCCTCGTTGTGGGGTGACGCGGTAATTGCCCTGGTGCGCGGCTCTCCGCTGTGCGAGTCGATCATCGAAACCATCGATGGCGACGTGGCCACCTGCCGGGTTAAGCGCCGCGGCGAGCCTGAGCAATCGCGCAGCTTTTCTATGGCGGACGCCAAGGCTGCTGGCCTTTCCGGCAAGACAGGCCCGTGGACGCAGTACCCAAAACGCATGCTGCAGATGCGTGCCCGCGCCTTTGCTCTGCGCGACGTTTTCCCTGACGTGCTTCGCGGCATGCCGATTGCCGAAGAGGTGATGGACATGGGCGAGCGCGAGGTGGGGCCGGCACGCCAGGCGGAGCAGCCAAAGCAATTGCCCGCCTACGACCAGACCAAATTCGAATCGATGCTGCCGGCTTGGCAGAAGGGCGTGAACGATGGCAAGACCACCCCGGGCGACCTGCAGGCCTTCCTTGAGTCGAAGTACACCCTGTCAGCCGAGCAGATCGACTGCATCCAGAAAATGGCGGCAATCGAAGGAGAAGCAACCCATGAAAGTGCATAACGTCCAACAGGGCACAGAAGCCTGGCACGCCCTCCGCGCCAACCACTTCACCGCCTCCGAAGCCCCAAGCATGTTGGGGGCTTCTAAGTACCAGAGCCGTACCGATCTGCTGACTCAGAAGAAAACCGGCCTGGTGCCGGAGGTCAGCCCGGCACAGCAAGCGCTGTTTGATCGCGGCCATGCCACCGAGGCTATGGCCCGGCCACTGGTCGAGGAACTGATCGGCGAAGAGCTTTTCCCAATCGTCGGCACCAAGGGCAACCTGCTGGCGAGCATGGATGGCGCGACGATGCTCTGCGACACCCTGTTCGAACACAAGCTCTGGGGCGAGACGCTGGCCGCCCAAGTGCGCGCTGGCGACCTGGAGCCGCATTACTACTGGCAGCTGGAGCAGCAGCTGCTAGTCAGCGGCGCCGAGAAGGCCATCTTTGTGTGTTCTGACGGTACCCGCGACAACTTCGTCAGCATGGAGTACCGGCCGGTCCCTGGTCGTGCCGAACAGCTGCTGGCTGGCTGGAAACAGTTCGAGCAGGATCTGGCCGAGTTCGAGCCTGCAGAAGCGGCGCCAATGGTGATTGGCAAGGCCCCCGACGAACTGCCTGCGCTGCGCATTGAGCTCACCGGCATGGTCACCGGCAGCAACCTCAAGGCCTTCGAGGAATCAGCCCTGGCCGTGATCGGCGCGGTGAAAACCAACCTGACAACCGATCAGGACTTTGCTGACGCCAAGAAAGCCGTGAAGTGGTGCGGCGACGTGGAATCTGCAGTAGCAGCAGCCAAGAAGCAGGCGCTGAGCCAGACGCAAAGCATCGACGAGCTGTTCCGCTCACTGGATCGCATCAGCGCCAACGCCCGCGAAACCCGCCTCAAGGTCGACAAGCTGGTCAAGGCGCAGGAACTGTCGATCAAGATCGAGATTAAGCAGGCCGGCGAAACCGCCCTGGCTGAGCATATCGCCGCCATCAACAAGCGCCTGGGCAGCGTCCAGCTGCCGCCCATTGCCGCCGACTTCGCAGGCGCGATGAAGGGCAAAAGCAAGTTGGACAACATGCGTGACGCCATCGCCACCGAGCTGGCACGCGCCAAGATCGAGGCCAACGCCATCGCCGAAGCCATAGAGGTAAACCTAGCATCGCTGCGCGAGCTGGCTGACAACCACCGTTTCCTGTTCGGTGACCGCCAGCAGCTTGTGCTCAAGGCCAATGACGACCTGATCGCGGTGATTAAGTTACGCATCAGTGAGCACGAAGCCGAGCAAGCCAAAAAGCTGGAAGCCCAGCGCGAGCAGATCCGCATGGAAGAGCTGGCCAAGCTCAAGCGCGATGCGGACGAGGCCGCGCGCCAGGCTGAGCAGGCCAAGCCGGCGCCGGTCGAAGCTGCGCCAACTCCGGCGACCGTCGCAGCACCCGAGCCACTGCATACCCAGGCTGTCGAACTGCGGCAGGTAGCCAGTGCGGTTGATCAGGCAGCGGATGATGGCCAGCGCATCAAACTCGGCGACATTAACGGCCGCCTGGGCTTCTCTGTGAGCGCTGACTTCCTCGGCTCTATCGGCTTTGAACCGGTTGGCCGTGAGCGTTCGGCGATTCTGTACCGGGCGGCTGACTTCCCCCGCATCTGTGACGCCCTGGTGCGCCACATCACCAATGCCAAAAGCTGCCAGCAGGAGGCCGCATGATCATCGTATTCGACACTGAAACAACCGGCCTTCCTGACTGGAAGGCGCCGAGCGAGGCTGACCACCAGCCTCACCTAGTCGAGATTGCCGCCCTGCTGTGCAACGACCAAGGCAATGTCCTTGAGCGTCACCAGGCCATCGTGCAGCCAGGCGGATGGGAAATCACCCCGGAAATGACCGCCATCCACGGGATCAGCCACGAGCAGGCCATGGACGAAGGCGTTCCGGAGGCTGAAGCGCTTGAAGCCTTCCTGGCACTGAGCGCCAAGGCAGGCATCCGCGCCGCCCACAACGCCACCTTCGATGACCGCATTGTTCGCATTGCCATGTCTCGCTACATGGGCAAGGAGGCGGCTGACGCATTCAAATCTGGCACCGAGAAGTTCTGCACCTGCTCGAAGTCGCGGGATGCTGTCGGTCTTGGCAAGCTGCCGACCCTGGCCGAGGCCTACAAACACTTCACCGGCCAGGATCTGGTCGAAGCGCACCGCGCCATGCCGGATGCCATGGCGTGCGCCCAAATCTACTTTGCCCTGCACGGCAAGCAGCTGGTCGGTGGCCTCTGATGCGCGGCGTAAACAAGGTGATCCTTGTCGGCACTTGCGGCCAAGACCCGGAAACACGCTACACCCCAGGCGGTACCGCCATCACCAACCTGAGCCTAGCCACCAGCGAGAAGTGGAAGGACAAGCAGACTGGACAGATGGTCGAAAAACCCGAATGGCACCGAGTGTCGCTGTTCGGAAAAGTGGCCGAGATTGCTGGCGAGTACCTGCGCAAAGGCTCGCAGGTCTACATCGAGGGCAAGCTGCAGACCCGCGAGTGGGAGAAGGACGGCATCAAGCGCTACACCACCGAGATCATTGTCGACATGCAGGGCACCATGCAGCTGCTGGGCGGCAAGCCGAATGACCAGCAGTCACAGCAGCGCCAGGCCCACCCGCAAGCTGGTGCTGCCCGTCAGCCTGCACCGCGCCCGCAGCAGGCCGCGCCGCCAGACTTTGACGATGACATTCCGTTCATGCGGATGCACTGGCTAGCCGGCGCATGACCGCCCCCCTCCAACCAAGCCCCGAATCAGGGGCTTTTTCTTGAGGTGAATATGCTCGCCAATCCCTTCACACAGATCAGCTTGCCGGTGACGCTGGCTGATCTGCTGGACGCCAAAGCAAAGGCATTGCAGCTACATGGTGACGCGCGCCGGCTGAACGATATGGCAAAGGCAGAATTGGATGCAGTAGGAACCTACTTAATGCCCAACTCTGCACAGTTTCATGAGTCGATGGAGCGCGCCCAGGCTGAACTAGATCGCAGCATGTGGAAGCGCGCATTTGATTTAACCGGCTTCAAGCAGCTCATGGATGCCGAGGCGGTAAAAGACTTTGAGCGCAGCCTTTATCCCAAGCCGCCAGAGTTCAATGACGGGAACATCCGCGCCACCTTTATCGACCTGCACCAACGCTCCGGCCAGATGTTCAGGCGCGGGATTGTGAACGTCTTTAAGTACCTGTCGGATGATTACAAGACGAACAAGAAAGAGGCATTCAAGGTCGGTCGCAAGGTCGTCATGACCTATATGGTCAGCCCAGCATTCAAGCGCGGATTGCAGATAAGGATAGGCGCTGGCGACAAGCTGGACGACATAGACCGGATCATCAAGACGCTTGATGGCAAGCAGTTCAAGCCGCGCAGCCTTGAGTACGCAATCAATGCAGCCCTTGAGAAATCAGAGCCGTTTGAGGATGCCAACTATAGGGCAAAGGGGTTCAAGAACGGAAACCTGCATCTTGAGTTCAAGTGTCAAGAATTGCTTGACGGTCTGAATGAACAGATAGCCGAACACTACTCAGACGGCGCACTGCCAGACGCAAGATAACCAACAGCCCGCAAATCGCGGGCTTCTTTATTGGTGACACATCACCCACAACAGAGAGAGTCAGCATGAGCATCGACAGCAAACCAGCAGAAGCCGGCACCGAAACAAGCGACAAGGTACAGCCGCAGCAGCAGCGCCGCACCGACCTCAACGAGTTCCTTGGCGACATGGAGGCTGGCGTGTTCGCCCAGCGCGTCGCGGTCGCCTTGTCTGAGGCTGCTTTGGGCGTGGTCACCACCGGCAAGCCGGGCAAGGTCGTTATTGCCTTTGACATGAGGCAGATCGCTGACGGCTCCCAAGTGGCCATTGCGCACAAACTCGAATACATCAAGCCAACCGCTAAGGGAAAAGTGCGCGAGGAAAGCACAGGAAAAACCCCGTTTCACGTCGGGGCTGCCGGGAAAATCACTCTGTTTCCTGATAATCAGGGCGACCTGTTCGGTCGCAGCAAGTAAGCACGCCAATCATTAGGAGCAACACCCATGAGCATGACCGCAAACGCAATTCAGAAAATCGCCGAACAAGCACTTGCCGCCGCCGGCCATGACCTGCCGAAGGTGCAAGGGATCGGTCACGTAGCCGCACTACCGGAAGGCATGAGAATTCACAACATCGAGCAGTACATGGAGAACCGCGCCAGCTTCCGCGGCACCCTAAGCACTCACCTGCCGGCTGAATTTTCCAGCTATGTCAAGGATCACGGTGGCACCGTATTTATCGACGGCGAGAATATGCGCGCCGCCGCCATCTTCGACCTGGGCGATGCTGACCGTCCGGGCCATTGCCGCCACCAGGCCAAGCTCGCGCTGCGCAAGACCAGCGCCTACACCGCGCTACTAGGGCTTGCTGGCGGGCACAGCGCGTTGAGTCAGCGCGACCTGAGCGACTGGCTGGAGGATTGGCGCGACAACCTGCGCGTACTTTCCCTGTCCGGTGAGGAAATGCACATCATGCACGCGGTCAAGGCGGTTCGCACCGTGACCATCGAGAGCGTCAGCAAGCTCAACAGCACCGTGCACGAAACAGGCGCCAGCCGCAGCGCATTCGAGGAAGTCGAGGCAAAGAGCGAGGTCGGCCTGCCGCATGGCTTTGAGTTCACATGCGTTCCTTTTGAGGGGCTTCCGGCTCGCACCTTTGCCGTCCGCCTGAACGTGCTCACCAGCGGCCAGGCTCCGACATTTAAACCTCGCACCGTCCAACTTGAGGCTCAGCAGGAGGCTATCGCCGAGGACTTCAAGCTGCTTGTGTCCGGGGTCGTCGGTGATAGCGCCAAAGTGATCGTCGGAGTGTTTGACCCAAGCTGAATCTGTCCTAAAACCACAATCTACCAAGCCCTCCGAGCGAGGGCTTTTTAATTCGAGTGAGAAATGCACAGCACAGCACCTATCCAGATCAAGCAACACGACAGGGATTACCTGTCCAGAAAGACCGCCGACTTCCTCGCATCTGGCGGCAGCATCCGCACGCTTAGCCATGTTGAGCGGGCGCCGGTACGACTGTCCTGCTGGGAGCAGACCACGCGCCATGCGTCGATGCTGCGCGAGTCCGAGCGTCGGCAGAAGCGGATAGTCCAGCGCATCAAAGAGCTGGCAGTGGTTGACAGCCAGTTTGGGCCGATAGCTCGCCGATCCGCGCAAGAGATCAGGCGGATCATTACGAGCGAAGGCACCCGCGTTACCGTCCAGTACGTCGAGGAAATGGCGGCCAGGCACGCCATCATGATCAAGCATGACGAGCCGTAAGCCGAACAACGCAGCAGCCCGGCTGCACCGGACGTTTGGCGCCAAGCCTGCGCCGATCGGGAAGGCTGATCAAACAACTCAGGATAAGCACATGAACTGTATCGACCTCTTTGCCGGTGCCGGCGGCTTCAGCACTGGCGCAGCCATGGCGGGTTGCAATGTAGTTTGGGCTGCCAACCACTGGCCAGAAGCTGTGCAATGGCACGCCATCAATCACCCCGATGCTCAACACCTGTGCCAGGATCTGCACCAGGCCAATTGGTCATGGGTGCCGAAGCACGACCTGATGCTCGCCAGCCCCTGCTGCCATGGCCATAGCAAGGCCCGAGGCAAAGCCCGAGGCAACCCGCAGCACGACGCCAGCCGCAGCACTGCTTGGGCCGTGGTCTCTGCCGCCGAGTACCACAGGCCAGAGTTCGTGCTAGTTGAGAATGTCCCCGAGTTTCTGGACTGGCAGCTTTACCGGGCATGGGAACTGGCCATGAATGCGCTTGGCTACTCAGTAGCGCCGCACATCATAGATGCTGCAGATCACGGAGCCCCACAAAACCGGGTGCGTATGTTCTTGGTATTGGCCAAATCGAAAACGCCACTGATGCTCAGCCTGCAGCAGCAACAACACATTGCAGCACGGACCTTCGTCGACCTTGATGCAGGTAACTGGCAGCCAATCGAAAAGCCGGGGCGCGCCAAGGCAACGCTTGAGCGAGTCGCTGCAGGTCGCGCAGATCACGGTGACCAGTTCCTGATCAGCTACTACGGCAACACCAAGACTGGACGAAGCCTAGATAGGCCGATAGGAACCATCACCACTCGTGACCGTTGGGCAGTTATCGACGGCGATCGGATGCGGATGCTTTCGCGCTTTGAATGTCGGGCTGCGATGTCATTTCCCGATGACTATCAGCTGCCGGAAAACCACCGCCTAGCCATTCACCTACTCGGTAACGCGGTTTGCCCGGCACCGGTTGCGCAGCTGATCAGCGCACTGAAACGCGCAGCCTGATCACCACCCTACCCGACCACTCCCTGCCTGACGCCCGGGCGGGAGGGTGGCGGCGGAATTCTACCCCTTAAGGCCCTTCAACAACTTCGCCTTGGCGTACTTGGCCATGCCCTGTTTCTGCATTTCCAGCCAACTTTCAAATTCGGTGTTAGCAGCAAGGAAGGCGTCGAAGTCAGCATCAGGCAGCGCCTCAAACTCTTCCTTGGTGGTAACACCGACAGCAGCTAGCAGCTCATCAAAGTCAGCGTAAGGGCTGTGACTCGACACAAAATCAGCCGTAAGCACGTCAGACAGAGGCACCTGATGCGTACCGCTCAGCTCTTCTAGGTTTTCTTTAAGCTTTTTCAGTCCAGACAAATCCGATTTTACTTTGCTCACTTCAATTTCCTTTTGGTTATGGGCAAACCGCCCAAGCCAAAACCATCATGCGGGCTACAGGCTGAAATTAAGGCGCTGAAAGCGCAGAACGCAGAGCTGCGCTCGGCGCTGGATGCGCTTTACGCCGCGGCGCCAGCGGCCGACTGCATCAGCTTCCACCACCCAAAGCGCGACAGGCACGCCACGTATCAGCCATGCCCGCCACAGCTCCGGTTCGAGCTTGCAATGGAGAATGCAAGAGTGGCCCTCGCCACGGTAGAGGAGATACCCGAGTGACACACACCGCAACCCCAACCATGATCGACATCGCAAACGATGATTTCGGCGGGTATGTTGCCGCCTACGTTTCCCGCTACAGCGAAGATTGTGCTGAGGTGAAAATCAAACAGATCATCCACAACGTCGAAACATGGCGCGAACTGTCGGCGGCAATCGAGGCCGCGATTGTGAAGCTGAATCTGGAGGGGTCTAAATGAAGCTCGACACATTCAAAACCACGACCACCGAAATTTTCGTTGAAGGTCACGGCGTCACCGTCACGGCTAACCCTTGGTCAAACTGCGAGGGCGTCAGCTTCATGCTGCACGGCAAGGACGGCGCAATCCGGCTGGCCGGCACGTTGCGCTGGGAAGAGCTGGACGTTCTGATGGTAGCACTGACGGCGGCACGGGCCTGACGGCTCACTGAATACTCAGTCAAATCGGCTCAAACCGGCTCATAGCAGCCCATAGCAGCCCATAGCAGCCGCCATACCAACCGCGCAAAAATTTACTGCCAGCAATGGCGGGATGGGGAAGTCATGAGCAAGCACTTTAGCGTTGACGCAGCCGTCAAGTCGGGCCGCGCAAAGACCCGCGATGGCCGGCAAGTTATAGGCGTGGAAAAAGCACGCCTCAACGGGCATGACGTTCTTGTCGGGCTGGTTTTAAGGGGTCGCACAAGGATTGTTTCTGAGTGGCATATATGGGGGAAAAGCGGCCTTGGAGCGCACGGCGGAGACGACCTGGTGAATCTGGAGGGGCCGGCATGAGCATCACGAACATTAGAACGCGTCGCAAGGTTGAAATTGATGCAGACGAGATCCGGATGGTGATTCAGTTTGCGATGGGCGCGCAGTTGAAGAATGACGACCCGCTCAGATTTGAATTTGTGGACTCGCCAAAAATGTCATGCGCTGCTGGTATCTGGAACGTCGCTTATGCAGACAGGCATTTTGTGAATATCGAATCGGCATTGGCCGTGATGATGGACGTTATTGGCGAGCAGATTTCGCTCGCAACGATACGTGACAATGAGGAGCCAGAGTCATGATGCGCGAACAATTCGACAGCTTCACTCCGCCGGGAGGCGGGTTGCCCGGTGTAGCGAAGTGGAAAACCAGAGTCTATTTCGGAACAAAATCCTACGTTCCATTCATAAGTTGCTGGGCGGTCGGCAAATACGGCGAACTCATTGCGGCATATGAAGGCGTCAGCTGTATTTCGGCCGATGGTCACACTTACTTGAACGCCGTCGAGCTGCTTGAGTATTGGATCGAGATGCCGCAAGAAATCCGAGATTTCATCGGGAGGGTGATCGCTATCTGCGAGAAATGCAGATCTGAGGATGAAAGCGAATTCAGGAACGGCGCGCCATGCTCATGACTCGCAAAGATCTGGCCGACGCCGGCAGCAGAGTCAAGGCAGCGTGCGCATAAACAACTCACACAAAACCACACTCCGCCAGCAACGGCGGAACGGAGAAGTCATGTCCAATTATCAGACGGTCAAGAAATTTGCCGCCGAGAGCGGATACACTGAGGCAGCAGTCAGGTCGAAGATTCAGGATGGCACCTGGCGAGAGGGCGAGGTCTGGATGCGCGCGCCAGACAACAAACCGCTGATCAGCGTCGAGGGTTACGAGCAATGGGTGGAAAGCGGGTCGGTGTCCGCGCCGCGTCGGCGTCCAGCATCGAGATCACGTTTATGTTCGGCGGCACGCAATGCCGCGAACGGCTCCCGCTTGAGCCCAACCCCACTAATCTGAAACGTGCCGAGAAACATAAAGCGGCCATTGATCTGGCCATCTACAACGGCACATTCGACTACGCCGCCACCTTCCCCCACTCGAAACGGGCAGCGCGGGCAGGCCATCAAACGGGCCAGATACCCCTCGGCGACTACCTCGCGCAGTGGCTCAAGCGCAAAGAGGCTCACCTGAAGGCATCAACGCTGGACGGCTACCGCAAGATCATCAACGGCGTTCTGACCCCAAAGCTGGGCGAAACCCCCCTGGTGCTGCTCACGCGCAAAGCGATCCGGGACGCGCTGACAACCCTCACGGCATCCAACAAGCGGCTGGCCAATGTGCAGAGCTGCCTGCGTTCTGCCCTGGGCGATGCAGTCGACGATGAACTGATCGAGGCAAACCCGATGGCCGGCTGGACGTACTCAGTCAAAGACCGTCCGCGCCGGGACGATGAAATAGATCCATTCACCCGGGAAGAACAGCGCGAGATTCTGGCGGCCGCCGTAGGCCAGTACCGGAACCTGCTGCAGTTCGCGTTCTGGACCGGGCTGCGCACCAGTGAGCTGGTGGCGTTGGAGTGGGGAGATATTGACTGGCTGCGCGGCGAGGTGCGCATATCGAGGGGGCTGACAAGGGCAGCCAAAGAGGCAGAGCTGCCGAAAACGGCCGCCGGGCTGAGGGATGTGAAGCTGTTGCCGATGGCGCTGGCTGCGCTGCAGGCGCAGAAGGAGCACACCGCGCTGGCGGGCGCGCAGATATTCCACGACCCCCGCTACGGCAAGCCGTTCGACGGTGACCAGGCCATCCGCAAATCATTCTGGATACCGACCCTGCGCAGGGCCGGCGTGCGCTACCGCAACCCATACCAGACCCGGCACACCTACGCATCGATGATGCTCAGCGCAGGCGAGCACCCGATGTGGGTAGCCAAGCAGATGGGCCACAGCAGCTGGGTGATGATTGCCCGGGTGTACGGCCGCTGGATACCCAACGCAGACGACACCTCCGGCAGCAAGGCCGCCGAGCTGTTCGGGACGCCAGTTCAAATCCCTTGCGGGGAGTTGAACCAGGGCGCGAACCAGTAAAACAGCGGCTGCCAAGCGCGCTTCAACAACATTTCAGCAACATCATCGCTGCAGGCCAGTAAATACAAGGCTCGGACGGGGGTTCAAATCCCCCCGGCTCCACCATACAAGGCCCGGAAACACTGGGCTGCAGAGGGAAAGGTTGCTGAAAGTTGCTGTAGATTCATTCCGATTCTGATCGGTTTCAGCAACATTTCAGCAACATTGGTTTCAGGCAAAATCATCAGCCGTCATGCCGTTTCGGCTGTTCCAGTACACCCAGCCTCCGGCCCTCACTCCGGCATACAGCGCCCAGCGGCGAAGGAAGCCAACGCCGGAGCGCTCAAGGGCTTCAAGGAACAGGTCGTCAGCGTCTTTGCGCAGTCCACGCTTAACGCAGTAGCGATAGTCATGCAGCACCGCGGCCTTGCGGGACGCGCCATTTCGGTCGAAAACCGGTAGCAGAATCGCCGGGATGCTCGCCAGGTCGGTGATAAATCCGACAGGTATGCTGTAGATGATCCGCTCGCGGCTTTTGTATTGGATCGGCCTGATCACCACCCATTCGCCTGGCCTGTGTGCGCGCAGCTCAAGCGGAGAGCTGAAGCCGTCTGTCATGTTGGCGCCCTCAGAAATAGGTCGCGTTCGGAAATCCGGCGGCGGGTCAGGCCGGCGATTACTTCAGGTCCGGCGCGGTTCCAGCGCAAGAATTGATTGGCAGCATCTTCAATCAGTCCGCGATTGATCAGCTTGAGCAGGGTTGACCTGGCGAAGGCACTCGGCCCGATGTTGTAGACGAAGCTGATCAATGCGTCTGCCTGGTTCTGATTCAGCGGAACTTTCACCAGCGCGGAAATGTGATCAGCAAAGCGCTGAGCATCTGCGAGCAATCGCTGCTCTGCCTCTTCCCGGGTAATCGTCTGGCCCATCTTGACGCCGGCCGTTGCGCCATAGCCGATGGTCGCCGTTCCGGCACTGCAGCGGTAAGCGGACAGTCGCAGTCCCTCGAACTGGCGGATGAGCGCCAGCCCTTTTTCAGATGCGTGCATGGTTTCTCCGATCGAAAAAAAACCGCCTCAGCGGTCTATGTTCATCTGGCCGTCTTGCCAGCAATCATCGCTATTGCCAGGGAAGCCTTCGCCAGTCGGATGCCAGCTACCCTCAAAGCAGTGACGAATTTCATGCGCGAGGCAAAGAGGGTACGACCGGAGCGCGATGTAGCAGGTGTCTCCCATGACGGAGGCTTTGCCCATCGCGCCTTTGTCATTATCAAACCGCAGCCCAAGCATGGGGTCTACCGATAGATGAATCGTGCTGATGTTCCGCTTGATGTCATACGGCTCAGGGTCGAATAGCGCGCAGCCAGTCATGCTGATGGCTGCAGAGGCAAGAAGTGTGGCAGTCAGTGTTTTGATTTTCATGGTGCTATCTCCGGCTGTTATGTGTTAAATTTGCAGCGCCTTTATTTATGGGTTCAAACATGGCAAAGCGAATAGATGTCACAGGTAAACGATTCGGGCGGCTACTCATTGTCGCCATGGAAAAAGATAATGACGGGCGCAGCGCGTGCAGGTGCCTATGTGATTGCGGAACAAATAAAACGATTGCGCTGGCAAATATCAGGCACGGCGGAACCAGATCATGCGGGTGCATTAGGAGCGAAGCAAACGCGGCGCGTGCAGCACTCAGAAAAGCACCAGCACCACGAAGAAAAAGCGCAATGTATCGTCGGTGGCATTCAATTATTCAGCGTTGCGAGAACCCAAATAACCCATATTTCAAAAACTATGGCGGGCGCGGAATTCTGATGTGTGATCGGTGGAGGTCGTCTTTTGATTTATTTGCAAGCGACATGGGCGAACCAGAAAGTGCCGGGCACACCATTGAGCGAATTGACAACGATGCTCCGTACTCTCCAGACAACTGCATATGGGCAAAGCATTGCGCTCAGGCGAGAAACAAGCGAACGAATATCACAATAACAATTGATGGACGATCCATGATTGCGAAAGACTGGGCTGAACTTGTCGGAATCCCATATCAAAGAGTTACATATGCTTACCGAACGCGCGGGATCGAAGCTGCTACAGAGTTGATCCGTTCCAGAATCTGACAGCGCGTGATGCCTTCTTTCTGCTGTCGCTTCAGCGTTGTCGTTGATCCTGGTCCCGTCCTTGAATTGAAAATACCCAAGCTCATGCGCAAGGCGTACAAACATACGCAGTTGCTCATGACGTATATCAAGCGCCGAAAGTGCGGTTTTCTTGTGATGGCGCTTTTGCGCCTCAACAACAAGACCGTAAACTTCATAAGCAGCGGTTCGGATCTGCAACGACAGCCCGTATTTCTCGCTGCGTGGGAAGTGGTTCAGATACTTGTTCAGTTGCTTGAGCATCATTACCAGCCGACTATCAAGCGTCGACATACTGTGCAGCCCCATTATTATGCCTCGTTGCCACTCGGCCGCACAGGATACGAGGCGGCACAGAACCCCACGCTAGCGTCGGAGCTCGTGCGGGAGAGGTTCAAGGCGACGGCAGAAGAGCCAGCAGGCGCCCCGCTGAACCAGCTACCGCCGGAGAAGGGACAGAGCTCATAGCGGATGTACTGGTAATTGTAGTCAGC